GAGCAGCTAATAAGTAGAAGAAAGTATCAGCGAGAGGAAGAAGTCAAGGACAGATTGTATGCTGCTTTCAAGAAAGATAGCAAGGAGGCAGTAGATGAAGCTGCGGGGTAGTCAGTATACATATGTTGGGTTAAACCTCGACATGTGGGAGTTATTGTTAAGTTATCTTGACGAAGACAATGACCCTGACATATTAAAACTTTATTGGCTTATTAAACATCAAATTGCACCTGAAGATCTATGACTACTAAGAAAGCATCAACTCCTAAGACGACTACTATTAAGAAGGTAACGACTACTCCTAAGGTAGTTATTACTAAACAACGTGACTTTACACACAAAGAACCTATCATTATACCTTCACATCTTGATGAGATACCAGTAATTAGTGCAGCTTCTTACATCAAGGACGCACGTAATAGATGGTACATTCACAATCGAGAGCTCGAGAGTACATGGGATGTTCATGTTGATCTATTCAACAAAGTAAAGCCACATCTAGTTAGTGCTCATGACTACGTTGTTAAACGTTATCAAGAACTAACTACTAAATAGAATCTCTCCTCCAGCCCTTCGGGGTTGGATGAGGGACTCAATATCCCTCGTACATTTACACTTTATCATGGAGGAATTTCACACCGTACAACTTACTACGCAAGAAGTACAGCATATCTATGATACATTTATTCGTAAACGTTTCTATAAAGGCATGGATTGTCCATTAGGTAACCCTTGGTCACCATGGATGGAAGCAACATTAGCTAGACTTAAACCTTTTGCTAAAAGAACTTATGACTAATCATTATCTTTGTACATTAGAAAGTGGCAGAGACTTTGTTATTACAGCACCTAGCCACTATGATGCAGCATACATTGCTGATGATGAATCAAAATTAATGGATGATTACTTAGTCGATGTAATTCCCATTGATGATACAGACTACGTTGTTTTTACTGATGACTAACAAAAAACCTTATTACCATAACAATTGGAAAGAATACAAGAATGCACCTGATCAGTTCTTTATCCCTCTTGCTTTTGATGAGTTTATGAATTGGAAGATAGGAGGATGGCAGATACCATCATCAGTTGCATGTATCATTCGTGAAACCAATCAAGTTACTGGTAAAGTTACAGAGCATGTATATAAACGTCAACGTGACGCTAAGAATAAAGCCCGTGCTATAATGCAGGCAGGCGAATCTGAATTCGTCGTGTGTTCTAGAGATGCTGTACATGCAGTATACCCACAAGATTACGAGGAGGATTACTATGACCAGGACTATTGAAGATATATATACATATCGTAAACAAGCATATGATCTAATACCTGAAGATCATCCACATAAAGAAGAGCTTAAACAATTACTAATAGATCAAGTGAATGACGAGTTGCATGACTATGAAACCACCACAAGCTCTAATAGAGGAGCAGACGCAGCTTGAGCGTGATCAGATAAGTCAAGGACTTAAAGCACTTAGAGATAATACTATTAAACTAGAGGATAAGAGCTATGCTTCAGCCTCAGTATATGGTATTGCATCTATTGATACTATCTTACCATTAGTAATAAATGAGATAGAGAAAACTCACAATCGAATCCACGCAGGTCACACTGGCATAGCATTCAAAGAGATACATCAATACTTAGCAGACTTAGAGCCACTGGCTGCTGCTGCTATTGCTTGTAAGATTACCTTTGATAAAGTGTTTAGCTTTAAGGAAGGTAGTAATGCAGCTACTAATGTATTAGATTCTATTGGTCATGCCATAGAAGATGAATGTCAGATGAGATACTATGAGCAAGAAGCACCAGGACTCTTACAAACATTAAAGAATAACTATTGGCATCAGTCTAAAGGTACACAACAAAGACTTATCTCTATTCAAACACTAATGAATAAGTCTGATGTACGCAAATGGGATTCATGGAGTAGATCTATTCGTATTAAGTTAGGAGGCTGGTTATTAGACTGTATCATGGAGGCAAGTGGATGGTTCTATAAACAAGCTCTCAGGGAGGGACGTAAGACCACCACATACGTTCTACCCACTCCTGAGTTCTTAGATATCAAAGAGGAGGTAATGGACAATGCAGAGCTTTTTAGCCCTCTTGCATGGCCTATGCTTATACCACCTAATGACTGGACGCAGGATGGTAAACATGGAGGTTATATACTGAATGAGGTGATGGAAGGTCATGATCTCGTGAGGCGGGGAGACCGCCACCGTATACAGGGAGAAACACCAGTTAATTTTTTGAATAAGATTCAGAAAGTTGGGTACAAGCTAAACCCATTCATCATTGATGTTGCAAAGCATCTTGAGAAGAGAAGAATTGGTGTAGGTAAATTCCTTCCTGTCATGGATTACGATCTACCACCTAAACCAGTAGATATAGCAGATAACACGGAGGCTAGGAAGAAATACCGTCGTGAGGCTGCTGAAGTAATGAACAAGAGAGCACAAGAAGTCAGACGTAGTTGTAGAACTAGAATGACTATGAAGGCGGTTGATAGGTTTAGAGATAGAGACAGGTTCTATATACCGTGGTCTTTTGATTACCGTGGAAGGGCATACCCCATTCCTGCTTTCTTAACTCCACAAGATACAGACTTTGGCAAGGCACTGATTGTCTTCGCTGATGAATCACCCGTCACTCATGATGCACACAAATGGCTTGCATTTCAGGTTGCAACTACTTATGGTTTGGATAAAGATACGTGGGAAGTCAGGCAAAGCTGGGTTAAAGCGAATCATTCGCTCATTACCAGGATTGCACGGTTTCCAGTAGAAGAGTTACCAAACTGGGAAGTAGCAGAAGAACCTTGGCAATTTCTAGCCGCATGTGAGGAGTACTACCATTGTGTTATAAAACAAGATCGTAAGACTACGAGATTATGTGTAGCTACAGATGCTACATGTAGTGGTCTACAAATACTAGCTGGGTTAGCTCGTGATAAGAGTACAGCCAAGCTTGTTAATGTATTACCATCAGATAAACCACAAGATGCTTACAAGGTCGTAGCTGAACACGCTAAACCACATATACCTGAATACTTACATAATGTATGGAGTAGGAGGTCTGTTAAAAGGGTGGTCATGACTATACCTTACAATGCTAAACCTTTCTCTAATCGTTCCTACATCAGGGATGCATTGAAAGAAGATGGTATTGATATAAGTAAAGAAGATCTCACAATCGTTGTCGCTGCTGTACGTCAGGCTATGAATGAAATAGTTCCTGGTCCGATGTCAGTTATGAAATGGATTGAGACTGAGGTAGCTAATGCTATTAAGAATGGGGCTACATATCTTAGATGGACAACACCATCAGGATTTGAAGTTAACCAACGCTTAATGAAGAAGAAGATAGAGACTATTGATCTTAAGTTATTAGGTCGATGTCGTCTTAAGGTAGCTACTACTGAAGGTAATCAAGTAGATAGAAATAGACACAAGGCTGCTACAGCCCCCAACCTTATACATTCACTAGATGCTTCACTGTTACATCTAAGTGTTGAACGGTTTGATGCACCTATAGCATTAATTCATGACAGTGTATTAAGTCGTGCTACAGATATGTCATTACTTGCTACAATAGTAAGGGAAACATACATGCACTTATTTGCAGAGCATGACTACTTAAAAGAATTCGCTACACAAATTGGAGCGGAGACTGACCCACCGATTATTGATGACCTTGAACCGGCATCAGTAATTGACTCAACTTATTTCTTTTGTTAAATGCACCACTATTCACTATTCGATAGCTTCTTTAGACCGCCTACTATATTAGTTGTCTCAGAAGAGAGACTAAAGAAGGCTGAACAAGAACAGAAACAAAAACAACTAGACGCACTTGATGAGCGATTAAAGCAGCTCAGAGAGTACAGACAAGAACTAGCTAAAGAGCTAGAACCCCAATCCCTAGAGGAGGCATTAACCGGTGAGTAGAACTATTCACAAGACTGACAAACCTGTACAACTTGAGGGATTCCAAGCAATACTAGCACCTAGTAAGTTTGGTTATTCACTCTCGGCTGTGGTCGATGATAAACTCATTGACAAGCTAGAAACTGAGAGGACAGATGTTCTTAAATGGGCAGAGTCTAAGCTCAAGAACCCTAAGAGATCTACACTAAGGCCAGAGCCTTGGGAAGAGGTAGCTAAGGGTAAATATAAAATAAAATTCTCTTGGAATGAAGAGAATAGGCCACCTGTGGTAGACACAGAGGGCACCCAAGTAACTGACACAAAGACTCCACTATATGCAGGATCTACTGTTAAACTGGGTTTCTATCAAAAGCCTTACATTCTACGGGATGGGGTTACCTATGGTAGTAGCCTTAAGTTGGTTGGTGTTCAAGTTGTCTCAGTAAAAGGCGACGCTGGAGTAGATACCGGTGACTTAGATGCTAATGAAGTAGCTGAGTTATTTGGTAAGTCATCAGGATTTAAAACTTCTGATCCTAATGTAACACCTACCACCAATGAAGAAGAAGAAACCGAAGAAGAAGACTTCTAAATATAAATCTGGTTTAGAAGAACAAGTTGCAAAACTATTAGACGGACTTGGAGTATCCTATGAATACGAATCTTGTAAGGTTCCTTATACCATTCAGCATCATTACCATCCTGATTTTATCTTGCCAAATCATGTACACCTCGAAGCAAAGGGATACTGGTCAGCGCCCGACAGACGGAAGATTGCTGCTGTTAAGAAGGACAACCCCGATTTAGATTTGCGTATGGTATTTCAAGCTCCCTTTAATAAGATAAGCAAAGGAAGCAAAACAACGTATGCTAAATGGTGCGAGAAGCACGATATACCTTGGACTAGCTTCCATGATATACCACTCGACTGGTTAATCTAATGACCGAGAACGAGTTCGTGAGGCATATACCTTGCGACAAATGTGGCTCATCAGATGGAAACTCTCTCTATTCTGATGGGCATACCTTCTGCTTTGTATGTCATACTAGAGTAGGAGGTGATGGAGAATTTATTCACAATCGAATGTCGAAAGATGTTACCCTCAAAGGATCAGCCGAACGGCTGCAAAAACGAAACCTCTCTGAGAAAACTAACCAATTCTATAGGATTTACAGAGACGGAGACACTCTACGCTTCCCATATTTTACAAGCGATGGAGTTCTTAAAGGGATCAAGATAAAAAATAAAAAGAAAATTTTTAAGTATGAAGGGGATTCTACTGATACTCTGTTTGGGCAGCATTTATTTCCTAGTACTGGTAAACGCATCGTTGTTTCTGAAGGTGAACTAGATGCTGCCAGTTGTTACGAAGCTATGCCCGGATGGCCGATGGTATCAATACCGCATGGAGCCACTTCCGCAAAGAAGGACATCCAGAAACAAATACCGTTATTTCAGGGGTACGAAGAGATCGTACTTTTCTTCGATGCTGACGAGCCAGGGCGTAAGGCCACAGAGGAGGCAGCGCAAATCTTGCCACCCGGTAAGGTTAAGATCGCTAGGCTCGAAGGGTATAATGACCCATCAGAGGCTCTCCAAGCTAACGATGCTGAAGCGATTCGAAAGGCTATATGGGACGCTAAGCCTTATAGACCTGATGGTATTATTGAGGGAAAGACGCTTCAAACGTTAGTTACTACACCAATACCACCAGCTGACCATGACTACCCATTCAAAGGGCTACAAGATAAACTGCACGGGATTAGATATCAGGAGCTTACAACGATTACTAGTGGATCTGGCCAAGGAAAGTCCACATTCTGCCGTCAACTTGCAGTTAACCTACTCACCAAAGGAGTACGGGTTGGGT